GTTCTTCTTCAATAATCATTGTTGCTATCATCATATACATAATATTGACCATACCATTAATGATAGTCGTCAAAGAATGGCCGGAAGGATTACTACCTTCTGTCTCGATTATGGTTCCAAAAGCATTAGATAATGGAAAAATGATATCTGTAGCGATACCTTTCGCAACCATTAAATCGTCATCACTCCATCCATAATGTTTCATCAAACGAATCAACACATTGAAGGCAGAGCTCATTATTTGAGCAGCCATGCTTTTGTCAAACTTTTCATAATCACCAGCAATAAGTTTATCTATGCCATGCTGTACTATATATTCATATAGTTCCTTCCAATCGTCGGAATAACAATTAGCTCCAATGGCCATACCAAATTTATGACGCAATTTACCACTAAATAATGGTATACACCACAAAAAGAACTGACGCTCAAGAGCTATAAAAGCCACAGGACCACTATTAAACACACGACATTTCTGCCTAGACACTTTATCGTGTGTTAAGGGCTCATCTTTAAAATTAAAATCCCATACAATATTATTCCTATCACCATGTCGGTATTTATCTAACATCGCATCGTATTCTTTTCTGACTTCATCATTAAAAGTGTAATGTAATGAATGATATTCATCTGGCGGCAACTCGACAAAGACTTTACTCTTTGGCCCTTTATGAGCAAAACCGCCAGATGTCTGCGGTGGCATTCTTTCCATATAAGCAACACCATCAACACCATTAATAGCACTACTCAAATCTAGTGGACCATTAGCAATATGTATATCATTCTCATCTATCACGCTTTTGTACCAATTAAATAATGCGTCTTCAGCTCTTGTAACATAGCGTTGAGGAAAATTGGGCTTAGCTAACATAGGTTTTAAATTATTAACAGCAGCGGTATGTGAGCTAATACCCTTTGGTGCAACGTGCAATGGCTCGATTAGATTAAAATGATCTAATACATCATCACACATTAACGTTTCCCTGACGTTTGTCTTCATTTTACGGCGGTGAGTTTCAACACTGCCATAAACTATAGCTTCACCTTCTGGTACGCTACGAAGAGGACACTTCATATGGATATCAGGTTTTACTTGTAAATTACTCTCAGAAATGTAAGTAGAGTTTAAATCCAGCCCATTATAAGAATGAGCAATAAAAGATTTACCACTAGTAACTATCTCAAAAAGTGGACAAGCAAAAACCTGTGTAGTATATCTACCATAGTCTCCTTGTGCAGCTACATGAAAACCACCAATAACAACACCATTACGGCAATGTACAAGATATGGAGCTCCACAATCACCATACTCAGTAGGTGTGTCTATGAAACCCTTATATCCCATATATTTAAATGAGGTGTTGTCAGATTTGTA